CAATATCATTATTATGTACACACAAAAATAAATTTACTATAGAGTTTTGAAACTTCATACTCTTGAAGAGATTCCCATAAAACTAGAATGATTCCTATATTTTCAAGATGTGTCACCAATAGATCCTTATATGCGATTGGTTCAGCCTTGGGACCATCTTTGTAAAATGGAGAATCCGCAAGTTGTACAAAAATTTTTTCACCAAAGTTTCCATATCCTGTATTATCACCGCGACTCATAAAATTGTTAAACTCATCTGTGAAAGGCGTTGCCATGAGTATACTCATAGAGTCTGGTATACATCCTATGAGGACTGAACCCTTTTTCATTCGAGATCGAATAGCTTTTATACTTTTGAAAAAAATATCTTGACTCGCAAAAATATAATGAAGAGAAAAGTTGTAACATATAACATTATATACTTTTTGAGGACACGCAAGTATGTCACCTTCAAAAAATTGAACCTTCATTCCAATTTTTTCAGCTCTTTTTTGAGCCTCTGATAAACTCTTAGAACTTGGGTCACACATATCAACAGTAGCTTGACAGTGTTGCCATTTTTGAAGATCACCGCCAAATCCACACCCAACATCCAAAGCGTTGGTTCCAGCCTTGGTAACGCTTTGGATGAGATGACGCTTGACAAGGTTGTGATACTTTCTAATGTTCTCCATTTTTATGTATATTAACACTATATTGTTTAACTTATGAATGTTTAATACACGTTTTTATAACTGCGTAATTTCATTTAAAGAATAACCTACATATATATAAAATGTCTCTTGAACAAGATTATACAACCGTTCCGGGTCAGTTGTACGCATGCCTCTCTATTGTTGGTCCAGAATGTCCCCAGAAGACCGACAAGTTTGGTATTAAGATTAGGGGTACATTTGCGACTCGCGACGAAGCTTCGAATCACGCCAAACGTCTTCAGAAGGAGGATTCCACCTTTGACATTTATGTGGTTGACATGTACAAGTGGCTCTTGATCCCACCCGACCCAGCATCCATCGAAGACTCTCACTACACGAACGAGAAGCTTGAGGAGATTATGACCAAGTATCGCGAGAATCAGTCCATGGCCGCCAAGATGTTCGAGGAGCGCAAGAGAGACATGATGGCCGTGAAGATTCCTGGAGACATGCCATATATCAAGCCCGGTGATGAAAACTCAAAGTACTACAACAAGCCAGACGAGCCTCCTATCAGCCACCCAGCTGAGATTCTTGAGCGCCTACAGAAAGAGAAACCAGACGCTTCAATCGAGGATCTCGTCAAGGAGGCTGACATCATTGTTCAGGCTGAGATTGACGAACGCCAGAGGATCCGTGATGAGAATTTCAAATCGATTGAAGAAAAATCCGAGTAAATACTAATATGGGACTTTTTTCAGTAACAATAAATTTAATAACTATTTTTATAGTTTTTGCGTTGTTCTATATAGGCTATAACATATATAGAACAAGGGACGATAAAAACATGACACCGGTTGAAGTATTCAATCAAATGATGTTTGATCCGGCTACCGTTTCACATTCTTACATGGCAAATGCGAATTTAGGTCCAATTGGGGATTTTGGGGATTATGATTGGGAATCAGTAGATTTTATTACACCGATCGAAGAATAATAGGCTGCATAGTCTTTCCCATGAAAAACCCCAAAATAAGTGCTATTAAAATAAAAATCCACGCTTTTTTGTCAATATCAGCAAAAAAATCACTCTTTTTTATAGACTGAGGCTGTACATCCACAGCTGACTGTGTATACTCGTAGTGCGGCTGTTGTTGTGGCTGATATTGTGGAGGTTGAAACTCTTGATAATTATCTAATGGAGCTGGTTCGAAACGATTTGATGAATCATTCATTCGACTGATATCAGTTTCCATTTATAAACTGAGTATATTTCCTTTTTACAATCTAGTCGCAGTCACTTTCTTCTTCTTCTTCCTCAACCACAAAACCCTTGAGGTTTCCATTGTCATCAGCATCTTCATTGTCATCATCTTCATCGTCTTCATCCTCTTCATCTTCTTCATCGTCTTCATTATCATCCTCATCATATTCATCTTCCGCAAAATCATCGTCTGGTCTTTCCGTTGGCTCATATAAATCTGGTTTTTTGATAATACGTCCTGAACGAGATTTATATATGGTGGCCATTATATAAATACACTTAATAATCTTTTAAGCCACATTCTGGAGCATCTGGATATTTTTCACAAAACTCTTTTAATAATGTGTCTGGAGTATATTTTATAAACTTTGGATTGAAACGAACACCCTGTTCGAGAGCAACATCCATTATCATGAGTTCAGCTTCGCTTCCTAGACGGCTAGCAATTTCATGGACTTCATCTATAAAGCCCGTGCTTCCACCTTTTGCGTTGAGTGCTAGATCCTGAAGATTATCTACAGCTTTATACAAGTAGTTTGTTGATAAATCAACAGAGTGTATATTTTGTTTCATGAGATCCATGTTATTTAAAAACATGTGATACAAGTCTGGGTTAAGTCCAGAATATTTGTAAACCTCATATTTTATGGGAGCCAATTGATCTCTATCTCGTTTTGGATAAAAGTATACGATCAAGCAAACTAGGAACACCAATATAAATAGATACATTTGGTGCGATAGCACTCTTAATTTTAGCATTTTTTTTATTTGGGAACAATTTATCTCTCAAAGTTGGGGTCAATTCATGTTCTCTACCTGTAAAGTCTTTACAGAATCCGTGTTTTCTCAAAACTTCACATTTACAAAAACACTTTTGAGCAATCTTCATATCCTTTTCCTGAATCAAGAACCACACATGATTTGAACTATGATCTTTCCCAGCGTTTTCACAGAAACTTGAATCAGTCCCTATGAAATACGCATCACTCTTGTCACTTTTAAAAATTTTATTTATTCTAACTTTTTCATGACCTCTCATGCCATTGATAAACTTTACAAGACTCGCTGAGAGTTCAGTATCTTCTACACTATTTTTGATTTGGTCACGGGTAAATGTACCTTCTCGTTTTTTTGGTAAATTATCGGGTGGTTCTATAAGTTTAGAAGTTTTACACTGTGTTCGAATTGTTGCTGCAAGTAAAGTTTCTACAGAAGGTTCGGAATGATCTACACGTTCCATCAATTTGAAAGGTCCTTCACAATTGTACATGAAAACAGGTAGATATTCAACCTCTGTAAGTTTACCGGTGTTTTCACATACGAGACACCCATTTCCACAGCATTCTACGTGTTTACCCTTTTTGTGAGACCATGGCATCCTAAACCCAGAACCTTTTGTACCTTTGTCAGGATTACCATACACTGAATTGTCTATAATTTTTTCCCACACTTCAGTTGGATACAGTTTCATAAGAGTGTTTACTATGTGACTTCGTAAGTAGACAGCATTTTTTTGATCAACTGGAAAGTCTGGCCAGTTTAGATGAACTCCCGATTTTATTTGTGTCCCATGAAATTTGGGTTTTGATATTGATACAAGACAGTTACCTCCACCGAGTGAGTTAACCTTTTCACATATAATCTTGGAAATTTGTTCAATCCTTTCTAGTGACAAAGCTTCGGTATCTTTGTAATCAATATCAAGAAAGAAATTATAAATTTCAGTCTTTTGTTCAACCACAAACACACGCTCACCACCTTTTACACACTCTACATACACTCTATAAAACTCATTCAGTCTATCAAATGGGATCGACAGTACACCACCGTCCATAAGCACATGTGATAGATTGGTTGAAGTTGAGAAACCCTGGGCCGCACACCATCCCTTGAACATTTTACTTATACATATAAGACTCATATTGTTTAATTATCTTCCTCAAGTCCTAAATAATATAACAAAGACTTTGGTTCGAATTCACGTTCTAATCGTATAACTTGTTTTGATTTAATTTTTTGCTCCTCAATCATCTTTAAAAGATCAATAATTTTGAACTTTTCAAGATCACTTGGTATGAGTGTTTTATCATTATCTATTAGCCTTTTTATGGCGTATCTCTTATTTTTTGACACCGAATCCATTATAGTTGTCTAATATTAAAACTTTTTCTATTTAACGAGTTAAGGGCTGAATAAAAATCTGGATTATCTATTACTTTTTTAACTATGAGGTCCCATCTGTTCTTTCGATTAAATGAGTCAAGAGTATCAAAACTCATGAAATCATTTTCATCATATGTTCTTTTGATTGGAAGTTTATCTTTTTTTCGAATCTCAACAATTGCTTTTTCTCTATTGAATTTTCTGACTATTTCTTGTTGTTCAATACTATTAATTTTAATAAAAAAAATAAATACATGATACACAATTGTAACATGTATACCATCTTTCCTATCATCTTCCAGTTCTTCCTGTGAGCGTTCAGTTGTTTCAAATATAAATGAAGTATAAATACCACTTTTAATATTTACGACTCCCCTGGTTTCTTCTTCTAGTTCCCTGAGTGCGCATCGAATTGGATTTGACACTTCTCTTTTTCGACATCCACCAGAAATAAATAACCATTCTTTAAAACGTCTATCTCTAACTGTTAAAAATTTAGGTTTGTCATCCGTAAACGTTACAGGTATCGCTAAAACTTTGTGTCGTTCTTCGTTCTTCATTGCTCATAAGCTATTATCTATAAATGTTTTATTCTTCACTTTCTTGTTCAGGTTCAACAAACTCAACTTTTTTAGGATTTGGTTTCATTTGTGGTTGTGGTGGGGGTGGTTTATTGATTAAAGATTTGACTGAAGCTAATTCGGATTTTGTCTTTTTATTTTCATTAAATAAATAAAAACAAACTGCCAAGGCTACGAGAATAGCTCCTAATATCATGGTATCTTTGTCAAATGAAAACATTTACTATATACCTGAAACTTTTTAAGGCTTTATTATCGCACCCATTTTAGAGTTAGTTGGCATGGGATTCATGAATGCTGATCGAGCAAATTGTATTCCATCATAGTTTGAGTCCTTACATTGATTGGGGTTATTGGCTCTGAACTCTTCATCCTGACATTGTTTTTTATTCTTGTCAGGATCATACGGTTGAAGATACCGTTCGAGTGTTCCAGATTTGGGATCATATGTAAGCACAAATATTACTATTGCTATAATTGCTATCAAAATGAGATTGTTCATTTGTTATTTTAATTAAATATTTTAGTTTGCATACATAAGACCACCCATCCCATTTTGAATACGAAGAATGTTGTAGTTACATGCGTAAATGTTGTCACATATATTGTCAGTCTGGCTGATTAGTCTGGCAGAGTCGAGCCTGCTGAAGTTAAGGGTGCCAGTTGGTTGGAGTTTTGATGTATCAAGGCAGAATGGATACAAAAATAAGTCACCCGAGTTATCATCATCGTAAGGCACATGATAATATGTGGTAACAGCAGTAAAGTTTGGAGTCGCAAACTTAAAGTCTGAAATATCGGTACCATTAATTTGAAACTTGATTTTATTATCGGCAGAAAATATACTAAACTTTGTGAGTGTCGAATTACTACCATTGATGTTAGATGACGCCAAGAACTTGATAGGATGATTAAATACAAGCTCTTGAACCTTTGATTGCGAGGCGACTGACTTTTGAATCTGGTAAATGAGAAAGTTTTGGGGCTTGTTGGCGAGTTCCGTGCGCTCATCGGTATCAAGATACGTAAAGTTTGAGTAGCAATCCCACCTAAGCGTGTCACCAATAGTTTTATAGGAACTTGCGGCATAAGCCCCCCACGTGATGCGAATCTCAACATCGTGATACTGAAGAGACACGAGAGGTAGTGAGCTCTGCCAGTTTTCACAGAAGAAGAAACGAAGTGGATAAAAGCGGTCTGCCTGAACACCCTGTTTTGACTTGGTCATGTTCTGGGCGAAGACATCTGGTGCTATATTTGAAGAAAATAGAGAATCTTGATCATCTATAACCTGACCACCGATGAGAAGTTCAACCTTGCTAACCAAATCGGTCCAAGCTGGTGGATTAAGCGGGGCAACGATATCACTTAATTGAAGAGATTGAGTCCCATCGCTAATCGTGAGATACACATATCCAAGTAAGTCACCCTTGCGTTCAAAACGGACAGTTGAAGTTCCATTGTTTGAAACATTTCCCTGAATAACCTGACGTTCTGTGGTTTGTGAAAAATTTGTGTGTCTTTTGTATGTTGACCTGAAGAATGAAACCTCAGGATTACCAACCAAATGGGCATCCTGAGCACCAATGGCAACTAGCTGAGTAATTCCTCCAGACATTTATATTCTTCTAATATTTTTTATTTTCGGGTATCACGTGAAACCGCAATAAAAATGAGTTATCATCGGATCCCCCAAAACTCACAATCTGTCCAGTCTTATCAAGCCACTTTACAGTCAACTTGTTCACCTTTTGAATTGGGTACGGATACGAAACAACCAAGTCGTAATCAGTTGATTTTTTAAACTTTTTAACAGATCCACTAACTACATCAAGTGGTATGATGCCGAGGGATCTCGAAGGAGTCTGACCTGACGTTGTATCGAGATCCGTTGCCAGTTTATCGGCATTTTCATTACATGTTGTACGAAGTTCTTCAACATCAAGAAATACACCTTCAGCCACGTTTAGATCAGCTATAGTTTTTGACTTTATAAACTCATTTCCTCTAAAAGTGACATTATCGGAATATATGGGTACAATATTAGATGTTTGAACTAGTACATTCGACGAAGATATAACAGTATTTACATCTGACGCTGAAAATCCTAATAACTTTGCAGCTTCGTCAGTTTTGATACACATGCTAAACGGCCCTGTTCCAGAACCCCTCGTAAAAAGAAACTTTCCTTCGCTTGATAGATAACTGATAGTAATTGCTGTCACGTTACTGATAGCATTTGTGATTTCAGATGCGATACCAGAAGAGCCGTAAAATCCCTGGGCGATTGAAAAGCTCGCAAGATTGCTGATGTTGCTCATCACCTGAGTTGTGATGTTGCTGAAAGCAATAAAG